GTGGGTCCCACCTAAGCTTATCTCTAAGCTTAGGTCTACCTGTATAGCCATGCTCCCTTGGTAGGGATCGTGGCTTAGCTGCAGTGAAAAACTGAAGCAAAGCAGGTAGGCCGCCAGGTCTTATCTTAGGGATGGTAACCTTATTTGTAAGGACCTTCCATTCCCACCGTGATAGGCACTCATTCCACCTTTTACGAAGGTGGTCCGTTTTCCTACCACAATAAGAAACAAGACCGACGGTCGAATCATCTAGGGCCGTGATGGGCAAAGCCTGAATAGCTTTACCCATTGTCGATTCCAAGTTTTTACTGGCATTCCAATATCCCTTTCTAAAGAGATTATTAGATTGGTCAATAATAGCTTGCCTAGATGATGGTCCATCGGGTACTGCTCGTGTGAGCTTACATGGAGTAATATCATACCCCATGAAAGCATCAACCCCGCAGGATTCACGGAAGTAGCCTTTGTGGAAAGATTTCTCCACATTGACCTTCAACCCTAATCCTTCAAGGACGCGAACAGTATCAGCATACCCAGTGTTGGGGATGATAATATCATCACCAAACACTCGGACCTGGTCCTTCAACTTTCTAATCTTTGTCCACGTTACATCACCTCGGATATTACATCCGAGAGCGATGATCAGAAAACAAAGGGTTTGAACGGGGAAGGTAACAGCTGTACCCTGTGAAGCAAATTTTCGCATTTTCACGAAAATAGGCGACACACTAGATATATCATCTCTGATGTATCTAGTTCTCGAAGCGTGTAGAGCATGAAGCAACGAAGGACATTTCCTAAGTAGCCTCTCCACTACATAGCACGAGAGACGATCAGATGCTGACGATAAATCTATCGTAGCAAGTGATCTGTCTAGGGATGCTCGAAGAGCCATAGCACCAGACAACGATTGGTTGTCAAATGCCACAAATGAAGAACCAAAAAGATTCTTCATTTGATCAACCATGTAATAACGAGTGAGCTGCTGACACCATTGGTGTTCAGTAGGTTCAGACGCTATGAGCCTAGGACCCTTTGCTGTTTTTGGAACAGCAATGAGTCTTGATGCTACTTCATGATTGATAGGTTTGGAATCCATATCACCAGCAATGGTGCCGCATAAGCGGTAAGGAAACCATTCTTCGAGTTTTGCACTCCAGCGAGGAAATTCGTACTTATGTACTATTCCTCGACGGTCTGCAACTGCTCCAGGTCCATGTCTAAAGCCGGCCTTCTCGTCCCGTAAGACTGCCTCCGAATAGGAGACAGGCTCGAAGAACTTGAAGGCTGAACATACGAGGTCAGCGACTTGCTGACATCGTGTGAGGATCCCTCTATATTCACTATCTTGTCCCTTACAGGGAAAGAGAGGAAGATCAACATCCATGCTGTCACAAAGGTGAACAGTACGAAGGTTGTTATGAGGGTCGAGAACATCACCATCCCACGCAAGCGTGGGTGGGATGATTTCGAGCTCGATGTCATGATATGCTCCAACGGTTGCCTTTAGGCGATCGTCAGTACAATCATGCTCTAACTTCTTCCAAAGACAGAGAATCTGCCTAAGGAATAGGATAGAATTTACATCGACATCCGGCTTTAAGACACCGGAACGATCGAACACATTCAGCCAGAGTCCTGAGAATAATCTTGGCACTCTAACTCTCTTGGAGACCGCTCTAGTGAGTGGTCCCTTCAGAGTAAGGAAGCCATCCTCTAAACCCCGTACAAGTACGGAGTCTAGCGATGGGAGGTCTAAGGTGAAGAACCCTATACCTCGTGTTCGACTGTAAAGGGCGATTCTCTCTTTATCCAAGAAAATGCCCCTATAGTCGGGGTATGCCAAATGGATATCTTCACAGATACCATTTGCGATGTGTAGCAGACTATTTGCGAGGCTCTTCATCAATATCTCCTTTCGGGGATATGAATCCTGCCTCCGATCATCGCCATAAGGTAATAACGTGCAAAAAGCACGTCAATGCCTGGCTGGGGTCGCTTTCACGATTCCCAGTTTGCCATCTTTGTCATGTTAGCTTCCGTAAGGAAGGCAACATGGCCAACGAAGGTATCGATCGCAACAGCAATATCATCTGCCTGTTCGATTTCGAACACGTAGTATGATTTGAGGATGCGATTCGAAGCACCTACGTCCGCCGGATAAACAGTCTGCACCAATTCGCAGTTATGGCGGTCAATTACGACCGCACGACTCTTATCGGTGTAGGACGTGTTACGGATCTTGAGGCGAAAATCGCCAGTCGTTTCACGCAGGAAGTATTCCGAAGAATATCCATCCTGATTGATTCGATTAAGAACCTTAGCGACGGAATCGATGGTAATGGTAATGGTATCGGAGAACATAGTTCTGCTCCTTGAGATCAATTTTAACGTGCATATCTCCGGGACTTACCGGACAATAGGCCGATTGATCCCAAGATCGACATCTGCTTCTTCGACAAGAAGGGCAGATGGGCGGAAAAAGGAGTAGGAGTAGCACGCCTTCGTGTTTTGGTCTCAGTAGTGCAATTACATGCACTAATGTCACCAATAGCAGGAAAGGTATGCACGGTCGTCGTATGTCTCATGACCTGTACAGGACCATGAGTAGATGGAACGATGTTTCTAGAGGCAGTGAAATAATCACCAGCACTAGAGCACCAGTCCACCAGCCATGACCACGGTATCAAGTTCCAAGCTGTTGAAAAATCAACAGTTAGTCCAAGAGCCGCTTTCATAGCTAGACGCCGGATAGACGCAGGAGACGTTGGATAAGATTCTGCAGTGGGTTTCCACTCGACATATCCAGACACTTTCTGCTTGGTCTTACGAGTAACATCTCTCTCGCGGAAAGCGAAGAGACTCTGAACAACAACATTATCATGAAATTGTTCAGCCTCGTATTCACCAATATCTATCCTCCTTCTGAGACCCCTCTCAGCTAACCGATTCAATTCTATGGCGCGTTTATTAACAACGTCAGCGAAGAGAATCATGTGAGCTAGGTCACTGGCAAGTGGTTTGATGCCAAACTGATATTTCAGATTAGCACCAGCCGCCTTCTTATAGAAGAATTTGCCAGAGTCCTTAAGAAGAGAAGGAAAGTCCTTCAATTCTAAGAGAGCGACCGGTAGATCCACAGAGGGTCTACTGGGGTTGGTAGCTGCGAGAACTCTTGTAGCCACCCACTCATCGCTTGGGGAGTCAGGAAGACTGACATGGCCATAGAATGGTTGCTGGCGAGCTTTTATAGCATCGCAAGTATAGTTCTGGAACGCAGAACCGAATTGCTTCGGGCACGTTCCATAGGCTAGTACCCCACCTTCGAGTCTACTACGATTGACGGTGAATAACCATCCATCGCCATCGAATAGCTCGTCGGTGCATTCACTCCTGTATCTTTCGAAATCAGGAGGGTTTGTTAGTACTCCATTCCTACAGCGCGTACCGGCATCCGCATATTCGCGGTAAATCCTAGTACGTGACATGTCAACTTACTCCGTTCTTGGAGGAAACAGTGAGAATCACTGTGGGCACCCGAAAGGGTGC